CAACATTTAAACGGTCAAATTAATTTAGGAGTTATTCCTATTAGAGAAGACAACACTTGTTATTGGGGTTGTATTGACGTAGACAAATACGATTTAGATTTTAAACAATTATTAGCTACAATTAGAGAAAAAGGCTATCCAATGGTGCCATATCGCTCCAAATCGGGCGGTATACACCTATTCTTGCATGTTTTGACCCCAATCCCTGCATCTGACATGATCGAAAAACTAGGCCTATTAGCGACCGATCTAGGGCTATCTAGCTGTGAGATCTTCCCAAAACAACGTCAAATCAAGGTTCATAAGAATGATTTAGGTAATTGGCTAAATATTCCATACCAACAGGCTGCAAGGACTACGAGATACGCACTAAACGACAACGGCACAGGGATCACGATTAATGATTGGTTTAGTTGGGTACAACAATATAGATTAGATTCAGAAACATTTTATGCAATACAAGTGCATAATCAAGATATTACGGAAGAAGGCTTTGACCAGTACCCGCCGTGTCTTCAAGCCTTAATTCGTAATGGTTGTGAAGGTGGTTATCGTAATAATGCGCTAACTGCCTTTGCGACCTTAGCGAAAAAGAAAAGTCCAGACGGCTGGCAAAAAGAAGTTTGGGATAGAAATGATCAATTCAAAGATCCATTACCTAAACATGAAGTTCAAGGACTAATTAAACAATACGAGAAAAAAGATTACGCATACAAGTGTGGTGATTTACCTATGAAGAATCATTGTAATGCAGAGTTATGTAAAACATTAAAGTTTGGAATAGATACTGCAGCATATGTCCCTAAAGTAGATTCGTTTCAAAGATTGAAAACAAGTCCACCTATTTATTATTTAACAATTGAAAAGAAAACAATTGAGCTATCAGGAAAGCAATGTAATCAACAACAATTATTCGCTGAAGCTTTATTTGATCAAGCGGACATTGTTTGGCAAAAGTTAAAAGACAGAGAGTTTAGACAATTCTTAATGACTCTAAAAACTATGCAACAAGATATTGAAGGCTATGATGAAGAGTCTGAAGCACAAGAAGAGTTTAAAGATATGATGATTCAATTTACTCAAGAGACACAGCAAGCAGACAATGCATCTCAAATTGAAGCGGATATGTGGTTCTTATATGATGAGAAAGTTATATTTAAATATAAAACGTTTGAACGATTTGTAAGAAAAACAAATAAAACAGTTAAGAAGTTTGAATTAATTAATTTTTTAAAAAAGAACGGTGCAATCAAAAAAGAATACTTTGATAAAATCAAAACAAAAAACATTTGGTATTGTCCAAAGTTTGTAGAACCTATTATTGAAAGATCTAATAATATCTTCACTAAAAAGAAAGCTGAATTTGATGAACCGCCTGCACAATAAAACAGTAAAGATCTATGGCCCTCCAGGGACAGGGAAGACTACAACTCTTTTAAATAAGTTAGATAAACTATTTGCAAGAGGTGTTATGCCTTCAGATATTGCTTACTTATCGTTTACAAATAAAGCTGTGAATGAAGCTAAACATAGAGCAGAGAAACAATTTAAAGATTTAACTGATGAAGATTTAAAAAATTTTAGAACGATACATAGTTTTTGTAGACAAAACTTTAAAACTAAACCTGTAATAGACCCAGAGGTAGACATGGTAGAGTTTGCAGAAGCTTTGGGTTTACCTAAAATTAGATATGAGAAATACAATGGTCAAGCAGTTTGGAATGATTGGTCCCTTCGGGTGTATGATAAAGCTAGAAATATGTTAGTTCATCCAGATGATGCATATAAAAATGAAAAGGTAAAACGTGTAGTCTATGCTAAATTTAAAATAATTATAGATGCTTACGAAGATTTTAAAGAAGATCATAGAGTAGACTTTACTGATATGATTGATGAGTATATAGAACATGGTACTCCACCTAATCTTAAAGTGTTAATTGTAGATGAAGCTCAAGATTTAACTCCATTACAATGGAAACTAATTTATAAGTTAGCAGAGTTTAGTGATAAAATATTTTTAGCAGGGGATGATGACCAGGCAATCTATGAATGGAATGGTGCAGATGTAAATGAATTTAATAATTTTCCTGGTCGAGATTATATATTAAGAAAGTCGTATCGTATACCTTCAGCTATTCACGATTATTCGCAGTATCTTGCAACATATATTCAAGGTCGAAAGCATAAACAATTCATACCACAAAAGATTGAGGGAAATATATTTACTTACAATAGAATACAAGACATACCGTTCACGGCTGACGGATCATGGATGATGTTGGGTCGAACTAATGAAATTGTAGAAGAGCTTAGAAATGCAGCAAAACATATTGGTTTATTTTTTCAAGACTCTAAAGGTAGAAAGTCATTTGATTTAAACAAATGGAATGCTATTCAAATATGGAATAGATTGATGGATGGAGAAAGTATATCACAAGAAGAAGTTCAAATAGTTTACACTTACATCAATGAAATTAAGTTTGGTTGGAGATCTTTAGATTCTAAACGTTGGGCCAATATTCATAAAGATCAATTGTTAGACTATGATTATTTAGTTAAATGGTGTGGTCTAGATGCTAAAAAAGATTATTGGATAGATATATTTAACCGTAATTTTGCAGAAAAAGATAAGCTTTATTTTGAAAAACTTATTGATTCTGGTACGGATATCGTTAAAAATTCAGAGATGATAGTAGACACAATCCATTCAATTAAAGGTGGAGAAGCAGACAATGTCGTGTTATACGAGAAAACAAATTGGGTAGCTCATATTCAAAACAAAGTAGGATTTGAAAGAAGTTCCGAATTTAGAGTTTGGTATGTTGGAGTTACCAGAGCTAAGAAAAATATTCATATTTTAAGAAGTCATTATGAATATTCATTTCCACTGGCTAGAATATTAAACGAAGTAAGGAGAATGAAACATGTCGGTTAATTTAAGAGTATTATCCCTTGGAGCAGGAGTACAGAGCTCTACACTAGCACTAATGATAGAGAAGGGTGAGATACCTATGGTAGACTACGCTTTATTTTCTGACACTGGATCAGAGCCTAAAAAAGTATACGAATGGTTAGAGTGGTTAACTAAAAAACTATCTTATCCTGTAAATATTGTATCTGCAGGATCCTTAAAAGAAGGAATGATTAAATCTAATGAAGGAACGTATGTTAGAGGATCTACGGTCCCCATGTATGTTAGACACAAGGTAACTGGTAAAAAAGGAATACTAAGACGTATGTGCACTGCAACATATAAAATAGAACCAGTGACTAAAGAAATAAGAAGATTACTTGGTGTTGGATATAAACAAAGAGTTCCAAAAGATAAAAAAGTTCAACAGATATTTGGTATATCAAAAGACGAAGCTATACGAATGAGGACATCTCAATACCATTATATTGATTTTGAATATCCATTAATTGATAAAGGTATGTCTAGAGCTGATTGTATTAAATGGATGAAAGATAATAATTTTCCAGAACCACCAAGATCAGCATGTACTTTTTGTCCATACCACTCTGATGAAGAATGGTTAAGAATTAAAACTGAAACACCTGATGAGTTTGAAGAAGTAGTTCAATTAGATAAAAAGCTTAGAACAGGTTTCAAAGGATGTAAGCCTGAAGAAAATAATTATTATTTACATAGATCTGGTAAACCTTTAGATGAAGTTGACTTTAAAAATAAAGACGATAAACAAGGTGACTTGTTAGAAGGAATGGATATGGAGTGCGAAGGGATGTGTGGAGTTTAATATGACTGATAAAAATATGTTTGACGAATTGTTTCCACAAGATAAACAAATAGGAGGATCTCATTACAAAAACTTTACGATTCAACCATACGAATTTATTTCAAAAAATAATTTATCATTTTTTCAAGGCAATGTTGTAAAATATGTTTGTAGATATTTAGAAAAAAATGGAATTGAAGATTTACAAAAAATAAAACATTACTGTGACTTAGAAATTAAAAAATTACAAGATACAAATGGCAAACAAAATAAAAAAAACAATAACCGTAAATAATCATACATTTCATCTAGAGATATATACTCAGCTAGAAGGAGTGAAAGATGTTACTTGGGAAATATTTCCAGAGGATTATCATGCAGCGTTGTATGCATTTAGTAATAAAAATAAGTTGAACCAACATATAGAGGACAATTACATTTATGAGCCAACAAATAAACTTGGTGTACCGAGAAAGTTCAGACTGGAAAACACCAACTAGTTTTCCTGACTTAAAAAACGCAAAAGAAATAGCGATAGACTTAGAGACTAAAGATCCAAACATCAAAAACAAAGGGCCTGGATGGCCTACAAATGATGGTAATATTGTTGGTGTTGCTGTAGCTGCTGATGGTTTCAATGGCTATTATCCAATTGCTCATGAGAATGGATCTAACATGGATCTTAAAATGGTATTAGATTGGGTTCAAGATATAGTTTCAGGGCCAGGAGACAAGATATTTCATAACGCACCGTACGATGTAGGATGGTTGAGGGCTCACGGAATACGGATCAGAAGCGGTAGAATTATTGATACCATGATTGCTGCAGCGTTAGTAGATGAAAATAGATTTTCTTATTCATTGAATGCATTAGGATTTGATTTGTTAGGTGAAACAAAATCAGAAGCTGAATTAAAACAAGCTGCTGATGATTGGGGTATAGATGCTAAAGGTGAATTATATAAATTACCTGCAAAGTATGTGG